GATATAGATAAAGATATAGAAATAGATAAGGGGCAAAAGCCCCAACCAGATGTCTATGAAGAAATTATCAAATATCTAAATGAAAAAACCGGTTCACATTTCAAATCAACTAGCAAGTCAACTCAAAGGCTGATCAATGGAAGATTAAGTGAGAACTACACAATTGAAGACTTCAAATATGTGATTGATGTTAAGACAAACGAATGGAAGGACAACACAAAGATGTCTAAATACTTAACACCAGATACACTCTTCAATGCTAGTAAATTTGAAAAATACCGCAATCAGCAAATGCCTAAACAGCCAAATGTTCAGAAGCAAGATGAAAGGTTGGGATTCTAATGAATGAAGAAATTACTTCTTGTGAAAAACATGGCTGTCAAATCTATCATGCAAAAGTGAAGATCAGTGGATCAGAACAGATCATTGAGATTTGTCCTGAATGTGAAAAAGAAGAAATCATGAAGATGGAATCTCTCTTGAGGCAAGAAGCGAAAATCAAAGCCCTCTTGTCTCACACTTATAAAGTATTTGAAAGAGAGAGCATCTATTCTCAAGAGTTGAGTGATAAAACATTAGAGAATTATACAGCAGACAATTCAACTAATGAGCAAGCTCTGAACTTCATGAAACGGATGCTGAGAGATTATCTGAAGTTTGAAAAAGGGAATGTGATCCTAAGTGGACCGCCTGGCATTGGTAAAAGCCATCTCTCTATTGGATTAGCAAAAGCATTGAATGAGCAATCAAAAGAATGCGAGAATCCAAAAAGTGTGATCTTCATCTCAACATCAGCTCTCTTCAATAAGATCGAAGAAAGCTTCAATGGTCGAGGAGATTTCACAGAGAACTACGCTGTGGACCTACTCAGCAAGGTTGACTTTCTCTTCTTGGACGATTTAGGGAAAGAAAGTAGCATGAGCGCCAATCTCAAAGAAGCGAATGACTGGAGACAGCGAGTGCTGTTTAAAATCTTGGACAATCGTCAAACAACATTCTTCAACACTAACTTGTCAAGTAATGACATCAAAAAAATCTACAATCAAGCACTTGCTGACCGAATCTTCAAGGGAGCAAGCAAGCACATTTTTAAATTTCCTGAAGCTATGGAAAGTCGGAGGTATTAAACAAATGGAAAACAACAAACTAAAGGATCTAATTTCAAAAGTTCAAAAATGGTTCTATGACCGCAACTTACACACTCAAGAACCCAATAAACAGTTCCTGAAGCTTTATGAAGAAATCGGGGAACTGTCTAGAGGAATTGCTGAAAAAGATGAAGAAGTGACCAAAGACAGCATTGGAGACATCACTGTTGTATTGATTGGGCTAACTCTTCAACTTGGAATCAACACAAAAGAGATCTTCCCTGAGCAAGAAAAATTCATTTTTTCAGAAGCTGCAAAAACAGAAGATTATTTTGTATTGATGATGGATCAAGCTCTGGCATCTTATTTCAACCGTCAAGGCTACCAACTCAAAAGCGTAGTGCATGAATTGATGCGAATCTCTCAAATGCTGAACTATGATTTTGTGGAATGTTTAAATAAAGCCTATGAAGAAATCAAGGACCGCAAAGGAAAATTGGTTGACGGAATTTGGATCAAGGAGGAAAGACTAAAATGAAAGAACGGTCATTTGAACAGATTTTAGAAGAGATGAATGATTCAGTGAATAAGCCAAATCACTACTGTGGTGAATTTGGTCTGGAATCCATTGATGTCATCCGGAATTTTGCAGGAAACCTGAAAGGGGTTCAGGGATTTTATTGGGGAAATGCTATCAAGTATCTATGTAGATTCCAGAAAAAGAATGGGCTTGAAGATTTAGATAAAGCTAAGAAATATCTTGAATGGCTTATTGAGGATTTGAAGACCAGCCATGAACAGGAGTGACAGCATGAGAGATTACACGAGAAATCAGATGGATTATTTCCGTCAACAATTGCAATTGTTGATCCTTGGCAAAGGATTGACACGCAAAGAACTCTCAAGAAAATTGAATAGAAATCAGAACACAATTCAGCAGTGGATCACAAACAAAAATATAAAACCAGCTCATGTTCATGAATTGTGTAAGTTCTTCAATATTGATGAAAAGGCATTGATGGGAGATCCAGAAGAATTGACAGATTATAGATTCTTTGATCAAGGGAAGTACATCTGTACAGCTCCACTAAAAGAATTGAGCAAAATCACAGGAAAAGATGTCTCACTCCTCAAGTATTATATACACTTAAATGAACGAGGAAGAGAAGCTGGTCAGTTTAGGCTAGAAAGGGTAATTGAAGATGAAAAGTAAAATCAATTGGCTGATCATCAACTTGATCTCATTGGCAGTTATTTCACTGGTCATTGCTATCAATCTCAATTCTAGATTAGTAGATCAAGAGAATAAGATCAAAGATATGGAATGGACGATTCAGGAACATGAATTGAGCATCCAGAGATTAGCTGAACAGAATACTGCACAAGATACAATCTTGAATAAGTTAAATCAAGAATATCAAATGCAGGAACGCAAGAAAGCAGAAGCACTCAAGGAAGCTGCTGAAATGAATAATGTCGGAGGATAATAATGATTAACAATGTGACTCTTATTGGTCGGTTGACCAGAGATGCAGAACTACGCTACACACCTAGCAACATTGCAACCGCTCAATTCAATATTGCATGCAATCGCAACTTCAAAAACGCAAATGATGAATATGATGCAGATTTTATCAATTGTGTGATGTGGAGAGAACAAGCAGAACGCTTCTGTAATTGGACAAGAAAAGGAATGCTTGTGGCAATCACTGGACGAATCCAAACAAGAAATTATGAGAATCAGCAAGGACAACGTGTATATGTGACTGAAGTAGTCGCAGAAAATTTCCAAGTTTTGGAGAAGCGTGACAATACCGCCAATCAAAATAGCATGACTGAACAGATGCCACCAAGCTACACAAGCCCGATGGACATCACAGAAGACGGTTTACCATTCTAAGGATTTAAAAAAGGAGAAAAAATCATGAACAAAAAAATTATTTTAGCAACAGTAACAACAGTAGCAGCATTAACAACAGCAACAGGAGTGAAAGCAGATGAAACTAATTCAAATATCAATAAAGAGAGCGCAGAAATTACAACAAAAATTGATAGCGCTCAGAATGAAGCGGGAACATCTGTTTCTAATTCGGACAAAGAACAATCAGGAAATTCTGAAAGTACAGAAAGCCATCGAGAAAGCAACAATTCAACCGGAGAACGAGGAAGCGTTTCAACAAGTTTTGAAAAGAGCGGAAATGTAATCCAAGTTAGCAATCCAAATGTTGTTGTTGATCAGTCAAATGGTACCGGGAAGTATCAAGGCTTTCAAATCGAATACAAGGACATCAACTTTCCTGATAGCATGCCAATCAATGAAGGTGATAAGGTAGTTCTCACGATGCCAGAAGAAGTGAATTTTCAAACCAAATATGACTTTGATGTCACAAACCCTGAACAAGTTGTTGTTGGTAAAGCTACCACGAATCCAGAAGATCGAACAGTGACCACTATTTTCAACAACTATTTCTCAGAGCATCCTTTGAATAAGCAGATGAGTCTCAAGTTTGATGCCAAGTGGACTGATAAGGTAGAACCAGGTAAACCTGTATCAGTCAACTTTAACGGGACAGTTGTTACCGCTAACATTGGAAAAGAGCAAGTGATTGGTAAGGATGAGTTGATCTCTAAGTGGGGATCACAAGATAAGGAAGACCCTTCTGTGATTAATTGGACAGCACGTATTAACTATGCTAAGCGTGTGTTGAACTATGTGACTATCATTGATGAAACGTCAGAGAACCAAAAGCTAGTTGATAACTACTTTGAGATCAAGAGCATTGAAAGTCTAGATCCTTGGATTGATAAAGGATCTGCAATGGATCTAGTAAAATCTATTAGTAAGTCAGATCATGGATTTACAATCAAAATGGATCGCTTGGATCACATGATCTACATTAACTACAAGACTAAACTTGTCAATGCTGTGAAGGATTCAGTAAACCCTACTAACAAGATCGAACTGAAAGCAAAAAATGATGGATCTACCTCATATAGCTATGTACAGCTTGTGGGTGGTAAAGGAGATGCTGTCGGAGAGAACAAGACTGAACCAACCTTTGAAATTCCTAAAGAATCTCCAAAAGTTGAAATTCCTGAATTTCAAGGTGGCATCCCTGGCATTCCTGAAGTACGAGAAAAGCCAGAATACAATGAGCCAGTTGGGACTGTTCCAAATGAAGCTCCTGTGTATGAAAAACCAGAATGGCAAGGTGGAGTGGTACCAAATGAAGCGCCTGTTCACTACATGCCAGAATTGATCATTGAAATTCCAGAAGAACCTGTGAAACCTAAAGAAGAACCTAAAACACCTCAAGCAACTCCCAAACAAGAACCAAAGACACCTTCTGTTTCTCCTAAGATTGAGACTAAGAAAGAAAATGTTGAAGTAGTGAATAATACTGAAGCTAAATCTGAAGAAGCTGCTGAGGTTTACAATGCTCCTGCAACGTTACCAAACACAGGGACTGAAACAGGGCTTGCTCTTGCTGCTATCGGTGTGACAGTCATGAGTTATGCTGTGACATTAAAACGCAAAGAATCAAAAGACATGGAGTAGCATTTGATGGAATTGCAAGATTTTATATTCACACTTTTCTCAATTATTTGGGGCGCTGGATTCCTGTGGGCCTTCAGTGTAGTTTTTAAAACCAGGAGAAAGAAATGAAGATGTATGTTGTACGAAAATATCATGGACACGCAAGCTGGATTGATCCTAAGCATTTAGCTGAATACACTGAAGCTGAATTTGAAACAAGACATGAAGCACTTGCTCACTGTGAAAGACTAAAAGGGAAAGGGATAGTAGAAATCTATCAAAGAGAGGTTGTTGAATGAAAAAACTAAACAATAGAGAATTGTTTAACCTTGATCAAGAATTATTCAATTTTCGTGGAATTGACCGGGCAATCTGGACACGCAAAGCAGAATTGATGGCAAAGAACGGTGATGATCTAGTTGGTGGCGGTAATTCTGGCATCAGCAAACCAACAGAAAACACAGTGATGAAATTTGCTACTGATGTGACTCTGAAGAATCTTGAGCTATTCAAAGAGACTGTTGAATCCTTCAAGAAACAATTGACAGGCGAACAACTTGACATCTTCTATCTAAGATGGGGACAAGCCAATCTTGATTGGGAAGAAATTGCAGAAAAGCAATTTGTCAGCAACGCTACAATTTACCGCAAGCGTGCGGGCATCTTGGAAACGTATGCCAGAATGAAAGGTGTACTCTAAATTGAGAATATAAGATATTGTATTCTCACACAAAATAAAATACTATAATCTTGTTCATGATAATCACATCATGGATGAGAGGGTCTCCTAATAGTGGTTAGGGAGTTAGCTCAAACGGTAGAGCGTACTGGTGGAAAACAGTAGGAGCAGGTTCGATTCCTGCACTCCCAATTCTTATGAAAATCAATTTAATATAGAGAGGGGGAAGCGTATGGAAGAGGTCTCACCCATTAAGGACACAGATGACATCCAAGCCATGAAAGACTATCTAAGAGAGTGGAATGAAATGTATTATATGCTATTTATCACCGGTCTCAATACAGGCTTGCGTGTTGGTGACATCCTCACACTCAAAGTCAAAGACGTTCAGGGATGGCACATCAAACTACGAGAGAGGAAGACTGGCAAGCAGATTTCTCGTAGAATGACAAAAGAGTTGAAACGAGAAATGAGGAAATATGTTGAAGGGAAGCCATTCCATCATTTTCTATTCAAGAGCAGGCAAGGAGGAAATAAGGCCATCACTCGTGAACGAGCCTATCAGATCATCCATGAAGCTGCTGAGGAATTGGGCATTGACAACGTAGGAACGCACACGATGCGCAAAACATTTGGATATAAATACTATAACAAAACAAAGGATGTAGGCACACTACAGAAGATGTTCAATCACTCATCTCCAGCAATTACGCTGAGATACATTGGTATTGAACAAGCTGAATTAGATGATGCCTTGAGAAACTTTGTTATTTAATTTTTATATTTTTGACATTAACATAATGAGTTAAGCATAAGCTAGAAAAAGACAAACGAATGAAAGCCATATTCTAAAAGGATTTCAGAAACAAGGCGAGCTTAACAAAATATAAGATATGTGAAAGTGAGGGTGAAAAATGGCTACTGCAAAAAGAACATCAGATATAACTGTGGCACTTTATGAATGGAATAAATTGACAACCAGAGATATCTATGAAGACGATAAAGAAATATTTGGGGATGGATTTGATTATGTTTGGGATGGTAAAACTCCAGAAATTGACGAGGAAGTTCTTGTATACAATCCAAAGACCCAAGAGATAACCACTGACATCTGGATTGATTTTGGGAACGGTGTTGGATTTGAAAACACTTATGAAGATACAGTATTCTGGATGAGTTATCCAAAACCACCAAAGGAGATGGAAGAATGAATAAACAAGAGTTGATAAAACGTATTTCGGAGCTGCCTTATTCAGAAGGTCCTATAGCAGATACAGTCACAGTAAATAGAAATTGGATATTGGGATCTATAGAACAACTAGACAAACCACAGGAAGTCCCAGTCCCGCAGTTTGTGGCGGATTATATTAAATATGCCATAGAGAATGATTGGGATTTTCAAGATTTATTTAAGCGTATAGAAGACGAAGAAGATGAAGAACTTCTGAGATGGGTTTATCACGAACGTAATCAAGAAACGCTTGCTGCCGCTTGGATCAATGGCTACACAGTTGAGAAAGAGAAACGGTATATAGTGAAGATGAGTGCAACAAAACAACCGCTATTTTATAATAATATGTATGAGAAAATATTCTTTTCTTTAGGAGATTTAGCTACTCGATTTACACGCAAACAACTTGAAGGGCTTGGATTGGGTTGGGTCTTTGATTGTGAAGGAATTGAAATTGAGGAGGTAACGGAATGAATACAAAATTTAGAGCATGGGACGAAGAAAAACAAAAAATGTTTTACAGGGTCATGGTAGGCAATTGTGATCAAAATGATGAAAACCGTAATTGCCCAGTAGTCTACTATGAGGGAAGTGGATGGAAGCACTTCGAAGATTTGAAATACATTACTCAGTCAACACGCACTTATGACAAAGAAGGCAGAGAAATATTTGTAGGGGATGTCCTTCAAATTGATTTTGTAAAAGCTATTGTCCGCTTTGGGAAGTATCGCTACTATGAAGAAAAGAAAGTACTATCTGGAAATGGTTTCTATCTTGAATGTCTAAATGTCATGGACCCAGATTGTATTTCACCTTATGAACCAGATGTATTGGATAAAGCTGAAATCATTGGGAACATTTTTGAGAACCCAACACTAGAATATCATTTTATAGGATTGAGACCGAAGGAAGTTGAGGAAAAGAAATGAACAACAGTATAACGATAAAGCAATACACAGATATTCCGTTACTAAAAAGTGCAGTAAATGAATTGAACACGGATATCAAGAATAATCCAGGTTTGAAATATGAGATTGTAGGATATTCAATTTGTAAAGATGAAACATTCTGCACAACCGTTTCAAGTATCCTTGTACATTGGGAAGGAACACCATTCCAAAAAATGTGAAAGAAGTAGAGTGATGCGATATTTAAAATTTTTATGTATTTTAATTTTCATGGTATTACTAACATCATGTCATAAGCTTTCAAGCGGAATCATTACTGATAAACATATAGAGGAACCAACAACGATATTGATGCCAATTTCATCTGGCAAGACAACAATATTAGTTCCAATGAAAACTGATAGAAAATACGTTATAACCGTTAAAGGAAAATCAGGAAACAAAAATATTGAGGAAGATTTTAAAGTAAGTAAAAAAGATTTCGAACATTTGAAGATCGGTGACAATTTCAACACAGATTGAAAATGAGAAAATAAGCTCTTGTTTTCTCACATAAAATAAAATATTATGATAGCATAGCTTCAAGTATGAGAGGGACAGCCAACCAGTTTGGTCTGTCCTTTTTGTGCGAGGAGGATTAGATGTATAACAAAATTGTCAGACCTTCTTTGAAGACAAAGAAGTGGGAGAAGTTCAGAGATAAGATTCTAAGAAAATATAATTATCTATGTCAAGAGAGTTTGAGATATGGAATATCAGAACCGGCTGAAATGGTTCATCATATTTTTCCAGTGTCCGAATATCCTGAACTAGAATTCCAAGAATGGAATTGTTTACCTCTCACTAACAAGCGACACAATACTTTTCATGACAGAACCAATGATAAAGTTATTGGTCAAGGAATTTTTTGGCAAAAGAAACGAAAAAGGGAATTTTTGAATTTTTACAAAAATCGAAAAAATGAAATTTTGTAAAAATCGAATTTTTCAATTTTTCAATTTTTGAATTTTTCGATTATCCCCCCCATCGAAAAATATTTTTTCAGAGCGTCTGGGAACCGGTGAAGGGAACTTTTTCCAAGTCGGGACCACTCAGACAAAAAGGGGATAAAAACTAAAGGGATTTTGGGAAGGAGGCCTAGTTTTTGGCAAAACCAGTCACAGCTAAGTCAATCAAGTCAAAAGTCATCAAACAGATGAAAGAGCTTGGGACTTATCGCAAAGAATTTGACATGATCATTGACATCTTTTCAGGAATGCTATATCAGTATCAGAAACTTGCTCAGGACTATGCTGAGATGGGCTATCCTGTCACAGATATCTATGTGAACAAGGCAGGAGCTGAGAATGAGCGAAAGGTCCCAATCCTCACAGCGATGGAAATCCTACGGAAAGACATACTCAGTTATTCTAATCAATTGATGATGAATCCTAAATCACTTGGTGAAGTGGTAGAGCAAGACAATGGATCAGTTCTCACAGAGGTTCTGAAATTCAAGGATGAGATCAAGAAGAAACGGGTGAAAGCTGATGGGTAACGTGGAGAAAGCTAAAAAATACGCTCAACACGTTCTGGACCATCAAGAAGAGCATTGTGAAGAAAACATTTTGGCAGCATCACGCTTTCTGAGAGATTTAGACAATCCAGAATTCGAGATGGATGAAGACATGGTTGATTTTGTCGTTCATTTCATTGAAAACACAATTGTCCATCAGCAGGGTGATGATATGTTTGCGGTATCAATCCGTAACAAGCCATTATTACTTCAACCGTGGCAACATTTTGTTGTGGTCAATCTCTTTGGCTTCTACATCAAGGGAACAAATGAGAGACGCTTCAAAGAAGCCTTGATCATGCTTGCCAGAAAGAATGGCAAAACTTCCTTCACTGCTGCAATCGCTCTGGCTTATCAGATTCTAGATACAGATAGCGGTTCAAAATGCTATATTGTAGCCAATTCTGTCAAGCAAGCCTTGGAAGCCTTTGGATTCTTGAGGTTCAATGTTGAGCGATGGAATGACAAAAACATCCGTATCAAAGATAACAACCAAGAACATTCCATCACTGCCAATTTTGGCGAGGAGGGTTCATTTTTTATCCAAGCACTAGCCAATGATGAAAGCAGGCTTGACTCTCTCAATGGAAATGTCATCATCCTAGACGAAGCACACACCATGAGAAATTCCAAGAAATACGGTCTTATGAAGAAAACAATGTCAGCATACCGGAACAGTATGCTTTTTGTTATCTCCACAGCCGGGGACATTCCAACAGGATTCCTTGCTAACCGTCTGAAATATTGTCAGAAGGTATTGAAAGAGCTTGTCGAAGATGATTCATTCTTCATCTTTATCTGTAAGGCAAATCAGGCCACTGATGGAGATGTGGGAGACTACTTGGATGAGAATGTGTTGAAGATGGCAAATCCGTCATGGGGTGTTACCGTCTCACTCAAAGCCCTCAAGGAAGAAGCAGAACAAGCTTTGAATGATCCACAGACCAGAAATGAGTTCTTCAATAAGACATTGAATGTCTTCACTAACTCAATGAACGCTTATTTCAATCCAGATGAGTTCATTGCTAGTGATGACTGCTATGACTGGACCATTGAGGAGCTTGCAAAGCTTCCTATTCGCTGGTATGGAGGGGCTGACCTTTCAAGACTGCATGACTTGACTGCTGCTGCCCTTTATGGGGTGTACAATGACGGTGAAAAAGATGTTGATATCTGTATCACACACGCTTTCTTTCCTCGTGTCAACGCTCAGAAAAAAGCCAATGATGATGGCATCCCATTATTTGGGTGGCAATCAGATGGATGGCTGACCATGAGCAACACTCCAACGGTTCTCTATGATGATATTGTTAAATGGTTCATAGAAATGCGACAGAAGGGCTTCAAAATTGCTGCTGTCGGTATGGATAGAAAGTTTGGTAGAGAGTTCATGCTCAAAATGAAGCAGGCTAAATTCAAAATGATTGACCAGCCTCAGCTATTCTATTTGAAATCAGAGGGATTCAGAAGAATTGAATTGAAAGTGAAGAATAAAGAATTTTATTATGTACATTCGGACGCTTATGAATACTGTGTCAGCAATGTCAGAGCCATTGAGAAAGTGGATGATGCGGTCCAGTATGAAAAACTTGATGGCGATGGCGGTACAGCAAGAATTGACTTGTTTGATGCGAGTGTTTTCGCTTGTATTCAGGCACTTGCTAACCTTGGTAAGAATAAGAATGTGATGGCTTACTTTGATTAGATAGAAAGGAGGTGAGAAAAATGGGAATCTTTGACAAATTATTCAAGCGTGGCAAGTCTCAGACGATGTTCACAAGCTTTGGGAATTCAGATCTGGGCATCATGTATGACGGCGATGGCTATATTCCACTAGCAAGGAATCCAGATGTGATCATGGCAGTCAATAAAATTGCTGACATGGTTTCAAACATGACTATCCAGCTCATGGAAAATACAGAATCCGGTGATGTACGAATCAAGGACGGGTTAGCCCGTAAGATTGACATCAACCCTTGTGATCACATGACAAGAAAATCATGGATCTTCAAGATTGTCAGGGACTTACTCCTGTTTGGCGATGGGAATTCTGTGCTACATGTGGAATATGACCCCATGACTGACTACATCAGCAATCTCAGACCATTCCCAATGTCGGAAGTGTCATTCAAAAGTAATGATCTAACATACATGATCCATTTCAGGGATACAGATTTCAATCCAGATGAAGTGGTCCACTTTGCCATCAATCCTGATCCAGACCGGCCTTATATTGGGACCGGTTTTAGATTGGCCTTGAAAGACATTGTACGCAATTTGAACATGGCTACACAGACCAAGAAGGGCTTCATGAACGGAAAGAACGTTCCAAGTCTCATCGTGAAGGTGGACTCATCCAGTGAAGAGCTTGGAACTGTTGAGGGGCGGGAGAAAATTGCTAAGAAATACTTGACAACAAGTCAGTCTGGTGAACCTTGGATTGTTCCTGATGCCTTGATGGAAGTGGAACAAGTGAAGCCATTAAGTTTGAATGACATTGCTCTGAATGAGTCAGTAGAAATTGATAAGAAGACAGTAGCTGGGATGTTAGGAGTTCCGGCTTTTGTTTTAGGGGTAGGAGACTTCAACAAAGAAGAATACAACAACTTTGTGAATACCACTATCATGAGCATCGCAACAACGATTACTCAAACGCTTACAAGAGATCTACTGACTTCAACAACACGTTACTTCAAATTCAATCCACGTTCACTGTACTCTTACGACATTACAGAGCTTTCAACTGTTGCTCAACAGATGACAAATAGTGCTGCAATGCGTAGAAACGAGTGGAGAGATTGGGTGGGTATGACTCCGGATCCTGAAATGGATGAAATTATTGTTCTTGAAAACTATCTGCCACAAGGTGAGTTAGGCAATCAGAACAAACTAAATAAGGAAGGAGGAAATGCCAGTGAAGAAACGTAATTCCTACATCGCTACTCAATTTGAGACACGAGAAGAACAAGAATCTGGTGACTTGATTCTGAGTGGCTACTTCATCCGGTTCGATGAAGAAACTGAGCTGTGGCCAGGCTATTTTGAAGTGATTAAACGTGCAGGAGTGGAAGAAGCAATCAAGAATGCTGACATCCGTGCATTATTCAATCATGATCATAACCTAGTTTTAGGACGCACAGGCAACAGCACAGTGAGTCTCAAAGTTGATGACAAAGGCCTATATGGTGACATTATCATCAACAGGAATGATCCTGACGCTATGGGAGCCTATGCCCGTGTACAGCGTGGGGATATTGTTGGATGCAGTTTTGGATTTATGCCAATCAAGGTAGACACTGTTGAGCGTGAAGATGGTTCCTATCTTGATACCGTGCTAGAGCTTGAAATCTTTGAGGTCAGTCCTTGCACATTCCCGGCTTATCCACAGACTGAAATTGCTGCACGGAAGAAAGACTTTGAATGTCTAAAACGTGCCAATCTTGAAGCGTTAAATGAACGCAAAATGAAAATTAAGGAGAAATACAATCTATGAACAAAGCATTGATTCTGGGCGCACGTATGCGCACAAAAGCAAATAAGGTTGTTGAATTGGAAGAAGCAATTGAAGAATTGAACAACCGTTCTGCAATCGAAGCAGAAAAATTGGACCGTGCTGAAACTGAAGAAGAAGTTTCAACGGTTGAAAAAAGCCTTGAAGAACTTCAAAAAGAATTAGAAGAGAAACAAGCAGAAAAAGCAAAACTTGAAGAAGAAATTGAAGATCTTCAAAAACAAGTTGATGAACAAAATCGGAAAGCTCCAACATTCAAAGATGTTGAGCAACGTGGAGGAAAGAAATTGGAAGAACGTGACGCAATTGCTAAATTCATTCGTACTGGTCAAACTCGTGACATTGAAGGTCTTAAAACAACTGACTCTGGGAGCGCTGCTTTGATCCCAACTGAAGTGTTGAAACCTCACTTCCTTGAAAAAACACGAAATCCACTCTTGGATCTTGTCCAACGTGTCAAAGTCAATAGTGGTTCTGGTAAATATCCAGTTATCAAGAAGACAGACAGCAAAATGGCTTCAACTGATGAATTGAAAGCTAATCCTGAACTTGGAAAACCAAGCATCAGCGAAATTGATTACTCAATCAAGACTTACCGTGGATACATTCCTGTATCTCAAGAAATGATTGATGATGCTGATTATGACATCATGTCAATTGTAGAAGATGAAGTATTCAATCAAGGTGAAAACACAGAATTGTCATTGGTCGCTACTATCCTCAAATCAGCAACTCAAGCAGATGCTGCTGGATTCGATGGCATCAAGGACATCTACAACAAGAAACTTAAATCAATCTACAAAGCAAGTATTGTTGTAACTCAATCAATGTTTGCAGCACTTGACAAAGTGAAAGATAAAAATGGTCGCTACATGCTTCAAACGGATGTTGCATCACCTACAGGCTACTCATTTGGTGGCAAAACAATCTACCCGGTAGATGATACAGTCTTTGGATCTGAAGGAGACATGAAGTTCTTCATTGGTGATGTTTCTGAATTTGTAAAACTCTTTGACCGTTCTCAAGTATCTGTTAAATGGGTCAACAATGACATCTATGGCCAATTGCTTGGACTCTTCATCCGTTTGGATGTTAAGAAAGTAGATGATGCTGCTGGATTCTTTGGCACATACACTGATGTTGTAGCATAAGGAGGTATCACATGCCCTATACAGTAATCCGTCCATTCAAGGACATGCGTGACACGGAACAACATGAATATAAGGTTGATGATGTCTTCCCACGCAAAGGATATGAACCTGATCAAGAGTTTGTTACAAGTCTCTTGACAGGATTCAACTCAGCAGGTTCGATTTTCATCACTGATGAAGTAGTGAAGAAAGCTACTAAGAAAGTAGAGGAGGCTGCTGAAGAGGTGGAAGAAACTGCTGAGAAAGCAGAAGAGAGCACCGAAGCAGTGGAAGAAGCTACTGAGGAAGTAGAAGAAGCTACTGAAGAGAAGCCAAAGCGCAAGAAAGCAACTAAGAAAGAGGAAGAATAACATGGACACTGGTCAGTTAGTGGAATTACTTAAAATCAAATTAGGAATTGCTTCAAATTTGCGAGATAAAACACTAGAGAAGATTGTCTCAAGCGTCATCAGCGAATTAACAAACAATCTGGGTGTTGAATTGGTTCCAGATCGTGCTGACCATGAA